GTCGGCGACAAATCGGGGAACTCCGGTCGGGCCGGTGACTTTTTTGAGTTTATGAAGATCGGCGCGCAACACGGCATCGCCCGCCGGTATCCGGCACTTGCGATCCTCAAACGCTTCTTTGCCCAGGGTGGCGAGGGTGAGTTTATTGGTGCTGGTGAATAATACGCCCTCCACGCGGGTACTGCCGTGGCGGCGCTGCGCATCTTCCACGGGTTTTTCTCCCATCCCGGTCTGATCCATGCAGCAGCGCATGACTTTATAGCGGCGAAAGACATCATCGAGCAATGCGTCCTGTTCGGCAAAACTCGCACGCTTGCGGGTCATCACCTCCCGACACCACGCCACATCGCCCACGATTTCATCGACCCAAATCACGAACAGGTCGTTACGCGCCGCAATATCCACGCCGACATAGCACGGGCCGCCGGTATATAACTCGGGTTTGCCCGCGCGGTCATCCTCGACTGAGGCAATCAAATCAAACGATAACCAACTGCTGGCTTCATCCAGCCATTCCAGTTCAAATTCCTGCGCCCACAAATCCGCATCGCCCGCGCCGCGCTTCAATTGCTCAATATCGCGCGGCAGGCCGTCATTGACGGCAGTGTAAATGTCGGTGACGTGGCGGCTCCACCCGTCATCGCTGCCGGTCATGAGTTCGTAGAATTTGTTGCCCTTGCCGTTCGGGGTCGAAATGACGCGCAATTTAAGGCCCGGCTTTGAAATCACCGGAAACAGGGCTTTCCAGATCGCCCGGCTGTCTTGATGAAAGGCGAACTCGTCCAGCAAGACATTGGCCGAAAATCCACGCGCGGTATCGGGATTGGCAGGCAGTGCAGTAATCCGGCTGCCGCCGGGAAATTCAATCTCAAGTGCGCGGGTGGTCGCATCGAACGCATACCCCAGTTCTTTAAACCCCGCCTGAAGCGCGTTCAAATGCACTTTAACGCCTTCTTGCATGGCCTCCCGCGCCTGCCGCTCGCCCCTTGACAGAATCACCCAGCGCGCCCGCCTGCCCGCCGCCTCGGCCTTCAGGCAGTCCAGCACAATCTCAAGCGTCGAGGTAAACGTTTTCCCGCACTGGCGCGCAAACATCGCAATCTTGAATCTTGCATCATCCTGTATCCAGCGCTTTTGATACGGGTACAGGTTCAGGGCCGGGGCAAGTTCGGGTGCGCTCATAGCCCATACATCTCCCGCGCCACAACATCAAAGGCCGCCTTGTTGATCTTGCCGGTTTTTTCCATCGCTTCCAGCTTGGCTTTCTGTTCGGCCAAGACTTTCTCGCGGGTCTCCGCCTCAATCTGTTTTCTCACATCCAGACTGATACTTTTGCCGCGTAAAGCATTCCTTGCCGCCAGCGAGATTTTGCGCACGTCATCAATGTCCGCCTCGCCACTGGCCACCAGTTTGATCGCAGTATCAGTCGCCAGCGTCATCACCGCATTGGTCAGGAGGTTTCCCGTATCGTCATTCTTGCCGTATTTGTCGGCAATGACCCTGGCGTGGGTTTCCAGTTCCTGCATTTTCTCGGTAAACGTCCGAATCTGCGCGTCATAACGATGCACGCTGCTGCGGCTCACCGGTTCATCGGGGTATTCGGCCTTGATGATCGCCACCATCTCATCCAGCGTGTGCGTATCCTCGCGTAACAGCGCCTCCAGCCGCGCCCGGTATGGGGCGCGGTGGACGTTGCCCTTGCGGCGGCGCTTGGGGCGCTCCATCAGTCGCGCTCCACCACATCCAGTATCCCGTCCACGTGGACATGCCCGCGCACCACATGCAGCCCGCGCTTGCGCAATGTGGCCGTGTACAGATTCGGGCGAATCTCGCCCATTTGCCGCAGGTCAATCAATTGGTGCAATTGCAAAAACTGAAGCGCGCCGACCAGTTCGTGCTCTTCGATCATAAACCCCATAACCAACAGCCCCGCGTGCAACCGCGAACTGTCGATCTTTTGATCCGGTTGCTCTTTCAGGATTTTTAGCACCAGCAGGCGCAATTCTTTTTGCCGGTAATCAGAAAAGGATTTTTCGGTCTTCATTTGCCTTGCTCCCGTAAATAGTTTTGAATCGTCTGCACTTCACGCACCAGGGTTTTGACCTCGCTTTCCACTCCGGCCATGCGCTCATAAATCTTGATCGCATCGGCATGGGTCATCTGGCTGCGCTGCTGGGCTTCCAGCCGCGCCACCCGCCGGGATAATGCCGCGTGCATCGCCCAGAACACGCACGGCACCACCACGCTCGCCAGCGAGGCCAGAATCGCCACCATCAATAACGGCCACGGATCAGTCATCGCATGCCTCCATCGCCTGCCCGGCGCGTTGCATTGCTACGCACCAATGTCGCCGCGCGCTCTGCTCCCACGTCTTCACCGCCTCGATCAGGTGCCGGTGCCGCGTCCGGCACAGGTGGTAGTGCGCCGTCACCGCATCGTGGTTCGCAATCAAACTCGCCCAGCGGTCGTTGTCCGGCATCGGCAGCGCCGGACACGGCTGCATCAATCCCGCCGGCATCGGCGGCGGGGGCGGCATCGGCAGCGTCACCACCGGTTCCGGCATTACTTGTTTCCCAGTGGCGCAGGACATCAGCGCCAGCAGGGGTATCCAAATCAGGACGTTGCGCCAGCAGCGCCGAAAGCGCCACACGCTGGCGGGTAAAGTGTTGGGTATGGCGTTCACGGGATTCCTCAAAATCGCTTGCAATCGCATTCAGCCGCTCGATACTGGCGATGTGTTCGGACTGGATGGACAGGGCCATCTCGTGCAGTTCACGGCTCGCCGCACGCGCGGCTTCAAGCTGCTGTATCAGCGCGGCGTTCTCGCGCTGTGCGCTCGTCCCCCGCTCCCAGCGCATGCCCAGCCAGAACAGCGTGATCGGATACGCCAGCATCAGCAGCCAGAACACGGTTTCAAACACGGTGCGCTTCATGGACACACCGCCTCCCCCGGCCAGCCTGCGGCGATGTAGGCCGGTTCCAGCGTCAATAAAATCCGCTGCGGGTAGGCGGTGTTTTCGCGGTGCGCGGCGCTGCCCCGGCTGCGCCAGCGCTCGACCCGCCGCCAGTCGTTCGGGTTGTCCCGATTGGCAAGGGTCAAGCCGCGCTCGCGCAACAACCACACCTCGCCGCCGTTATAGGCGCGCAGGGTAAATGCCCAGCGGCTGCATTCCGATAACCGGGACTGCCCGAACGGCTGCACGCGCTCGTATAACCAGCGGTCGTATAACGCCGCCGCGTGAATGGCTTGTACCGGATTCCACGGGTCAAATGCGCCCAACTCGCGGGCAAATTGATCTTGCATCCAGCGCGCCGTGTCCGGCATGAACTGCGCAATCCCCTGCGCGCCCGCCGACGAGCGCGCACCGGATCGCCACGTGCTTTCCTGGTGCAATTGCGCCGCCAGCCGCGCGGGCGAACCGTTCACGCCGAACACATCGGCAACGACTTGCTCCACCCGGTGCCGATACAACGCCGATGCCTCGGGAATGACCACTGGCTGCGCGTGCGCCCATTCAAGTGCGCACATCGCCAGCAACGTCACCAGCGCCGTCATCGCCCGCAGCTTGACCGTACTCACCCGATCAACCCCGCGCCAATCAACGCCGCCGCAATCAGCGTCGCCCGCCGCGTCTGCGCCATCGCTTTATCAAGCCCATCGAGATAACGCGGATTTGCGCCCCGGAAAAATGCGCAGTCAACGCCATACCCCAACACCGCCGCGCCGGACAGTTTCGACACAAACCACACGTATGCGCCGAGCTTGGCCGGGTTTAAAAACACCACCCCGGCCAGGGTCAATACAGACACGGCAATCAATAACCACGCAAACCCGATCCGGTCCAACCCGGACACGATGCGCTCAAACACCACCGCCACACGGCGGGAAACAGGCGACTTCGACATGGCACACACCAGCAGCAAAAGTTGCTGCCTACCATGCGCCCAGCCCACCCGTCACTTGAATTGACACATGTCAATAAATCCGCTCAGCCGCCACCGTCACAGGCTTCAAACAACTGCCCCTGCCGCCGCGCATTCGCCGCCCGCCGCTGCTCGGAGATAATCCGGTACATCTGCCTCAGCGTCACACGATACTCACGCGCCAGCACCTCAAGATTACGCCCGTTAAAACGCCGGTAAATCTCGATGTCACGCAATTCCTCCCGCAGCGCGGCCGCGTTCGGAAAATACCAGTTCTTCCCGCCCATCAATTCCGCCAGCGCCAAAATCCCCGTCTGCGCCAAATACCGCGCCGTGGTCACATCATGCCCCATGCGCATGAACGCCGCCGCCTGCGCGTCAATCATGTCACTCAAAATCCCGCCCCACTTCGAGACCGGGATCTCCACATCATCATCGCGCGCCGCCGCCAACAATCGCTGCATGTCCAGCGAGACCTCCGGCAACAACCCGCCCTGCGCTTCGTTGCACGCTTCGGGTAAATCTTCGCGTAATGCCACCACAGTGCTCATTGGTATTTCTCCCGCGCCTGCGCGCGTGCCTGTTCGGCTTCCGCCGCCGTCATCTGCCCTACGCTCTGCATCTGCCCAATCCACGCCAGTTGCCGCTGCAACGGCGTTTCCGCCGCCGCCTGCCCCGATACGCCCATCCCGCGCGAGCGCCCGGCCCGCGCGTCTTCCTCCCGCTGCCGCTCCGCCGCCGCATCAGCCTTGTCGGCCAGGCCGAACACCACCGCGCGCAGATAATTGTGGTTCTCCAGCGGCAGCGACAGACTTGCACGCTGCGACAGCATGGTCTCGATGCCCTGCGCCCATAATCCCGGCATCGCCGCACGCCGCACCCCGTGACGCTCATCCCGGCACACCGCACCCGCATTCACCAGCGCGACAAGTTCCTGCGTCAATTTCACCGCACGCGACAGCCGCAAGGCGGTTTTAACGGGTTTGAACAGGCCCAGATACCCCAGCACCGCACGCCCCAACACCGGCTCCATCTCCGCAAACAAACCGGCCAGCCGCTTTCCATCATCCTCGACAAAAAACGCCGACACGTGGGCTTGCGCGCCACACTCCGGGCAGGTCATGCGCATTTATGCCACCACCTCACGCTTCGCGCGCCGGTTCGCATCCATCTGCAACGCCGCGACCAACTTGTGCAGTTGCCCGCCGCGCAAAAATTCCAGCCGGTCTACGCCAAACATGTGCCGCGCCATCGCGTGCGCGTAATCCCACGGGCGCTTGGCATCGGCCAATAACGCCTCGACCTTGCGCAGCATTCGCGTGGTGTCTGCCTTCGGCTCGCGCCGGGTATCCCTGGGCCGGTGGTGAACCACCGAAGTCTTGGGGGCGAGTTCAAACCCCTGCGCCTTCAACGCATCCAATACTTTTCCGCGCTCGCCATCACTCATCTGCGCGCACGAGGATTTCCCCGTCACCCGCAGCAATAACGCCCGGTAGGTTTCATCATCCAGCCCCAATTGCTTCACGGCCACCTTGATCGTCCGTATCTGCGCCGCGCGGTGGTCTTGGCTTGCCATCACTTCACCTCCCGGCACTTCCGCAGCCACCGTCGCCACTGCCGCCTGAGCAGCCAACCCCGGCACAGGTCCATCACCGCCGAGGCCACCCAATCCAATCCGCGCACCATGAGAATCGCCCACACGCCTCCGAGCGCAATCACCAGCGCAAGCCCGAACAAACCGCTGATCGTGACGGTCATGCCCCACCTCCCGTCGCCACCGCCGACACATCCAGCGGAATCTGCCGGTAGCTCGCCGTCCCGTCCACCCGCTCATACACCCGCAGGTAGCTCTTGCTGCCCACCACCTGCACCGCATCGGCAATCGCCATCATCGCCCGCTGCCAGCGCGCATCCTCGATATTGAGCCGCCGCAGGCCCAAGACTTCCTGCACCCGGATGTTGCCCGCCTGATCGACCCGGAACGCATCGGACACCAGCGCCTTGAGTTCTGGCCGCGCGCCTTCAGTCCACTCGCTCAAACAGTCGTCAATCAGGGTTTTGGCGGCCTGTAAACGCTCGTCAAACACGATGGTCTCCGCCACCGCGCGCAGCACCTTGTAGCGCCCGTCAAAACTCGTCAGGCTCACGTTGCCCTTGTCCCCGCCCAGGTGGACCCCGTACTGCTCCGCCGACAACTGCACAAACGCGGCAACGTCATCAAACGCCCGGCGCTTGAATGCGGCCAGCGCGGCGCTCTGCGCGCGCGCACCGTGTACGATCTCCAGCACCAAGGCATCGCGCGCCTGGTCAATCGGCCGAATCTGCCCCTCGGGAATCCACCGCCCGCGGTGGTCTTCCCGGAACCCCGGCGGGGCGGGCAACGCCATCTGCCCGTTCATGCCGCCGCCCTCCGCTGCTCGCGCAAATCGGCCTGCAACGAATCCGCCGCCGCCTGAAATGCCTGCCGCGCCCGCTCCAGTTCCACCGCGCTCTCGCTCCCGATCCCGCGCCGCCCCAGCGCCAGCGCCGCCTCATACCCCACCCGCGCCAGCGCCAGCAGCTTGCCGCCCTCCGAACACGCCGCGCCCGCAAACGCCTGCCCCAACGCAAACGTCATCCCTTCCACCGTCGTACTCATCTCACACCTCGCTTGTATTGAATGGATTGGAATTGCCCGCTCACGCCACACCCCCCAATTCCCCCCACGCCGCGCACACGTCATCGCGCTCAACGCGCCGCCCCTGCGCCGATGCCGTCACGCCTGCCAGCTTCAAGGTCAACACCACACTGCGCAGCGCGCCGGGTTTGCTCGCGATCTTCTGCAGCTCCGGCTCGCACCCCGGCCCCACCTGGCATTCCGCCGCCAGCGCCTTCACATCCTCGGCCAGCGTCCTGAGCAGCCGCACCGTCTTGCCCACCCGGCTGCGTACCCGGTCCAGATACGCCGCCTGGCTGCCACCAGCCATCCGCGCATACACCCGCTCATTGCCCACCAGCGCAATCCCGATCCCGGTCGCGTCATGAATCGAGCGCACCTGTTCCAGCGCCGGAACGCTCAAATGCTGCGCCTCGTCGATCACCAACAGGCCATTGGTCTTGTCCACCTTGCGCACGATTTCCCGGTTCAGCGCCTCCGCGCCGCCACTGGACACCTCCACGCCC